TTGAAGCACGAGAATTTAAGGGTGTAGGATTTAATTGGCGTTATGAATTTAAGAATATTGATTACTATTACATTTCGTTATCACTTAGCCAGCAATTTAAAGCCGTTGAATTTATTGATAAAGTCAACGGTTCTGAATATGATTACAAAATGGTAGCAAGGTTTATGACTCGAATGAGTGAATCAAATAAGACTAAAGACAAGTATTTTTGTTCTGAATTGGTATTTGACTTATTGCACTATTGTGGAATAGATTTATTTAAAAATACGCAAGGGTGGGAAGTGTCACCACACTTATTATCAAGATCGCCAATTTTACAGAAAATAAATGAAAAAGATGTTAAAAATTACCGCAATCGCTGGAATAACATTGCTTATGGCAAGTTGCTCGACTTATCAGAACGCATTGCAAAAATTACCTAATAGAGAATTTAAAAAGTTTTCATATTCAAGAACAGGAAATGTTACAAGCTCTACTATTTATGCTATTGGTGCAAAGAAATCTGATACTGGAATAGTAATCGAGCAAGTTAAAATAACTCATAGCAACCCTTTTTTCGGTGCTAACATTGAGATTGAAGGATATTCTACAGGTAAATAAAATTCTGTGACACCTGAAATACAAAGTTTGCTAAGTTCGATGCTTGGCGTTGTCTTGGCATTCTTTGCGTTTTTAAAATATATAAATACAGGTAATAACAAACTACATGATCGGATAAACTCCACAAAGGATAAATTTGCATCTGAGGTAAAAGAGATTGATGAAAAATACAATAAATTATCTGTTCATATACCTGAAACGTATGTTAGAAAAGAAGAATTGCTAAGGATAGAATCTAAAATGGATAACATGGAAGAACGTATTTTGAGAGCAATTAGACGAGGTGATAATCTTTAACCCCTTTTTCTTTGTCTTGCCCTAAATATATGCCCAGCCCATGCCGTTGGGTTTTTATAATTTCTAGCCCTTGCAAGATTTACTAAATCTTCAAGGGTTTTTGCTTGCCCTTGTTCTCTCTTTCGTTGTCGCTTTAATAACTCTGGGTCTATTTCTTGTAAATCTCCTTCAACCTCATCAAGTGATCTTTCTTTTATTGGGTATTCGTGACCGCAGTTTGGACAATGCGTTGATGGCTCATGAACAATATAACATTTGGGGCATTGCTTCACCTGTGTAACGACTTCGACATTCTTTGAACGCTTTTTCTTGCGCTTATGCTCAAGGCTCCATTCTCGTTCTTCTTCTGCTAGTCCATGTTTTATACAATTGCCCGCGTGATCTATTACAATAGCATATTCCTTGCCTTCAAATGGACGTAAAACGCGCCCTATTTGTTGCAAGTGCATTGACAGGGATGCGGTAGGTCTTAATAGTATCGCAGTTTGAACTTTCGGAATATCGAACCCCTCAGAAATAATCTCACAAGCTATTAGTATTTTGAATTTGCAGTCTGTAAAATCTTTGACTAATTGCTTTCGCTCCTGTTTTTTCAGTTTACCATGTATTATCTGACAAGATACCCCTGATTGCTCAAACTGTTCAAGCACGTGCTGACAATGAGCAACTGAAACACAGAATGCTATTGCTTGAGTATTATTAGCAAGTTTTTTGTAATGTTTAACAGCGTCACCAATAATTTGACGTTTATCGACTACCTCTTCGAGTTGCTTCTTGTTATAATCTCCTGCGGTTTGCTTTACATCATCAAGTGTATATCTCAAGGGCGGTGCATAGTATTTAGTTTTGCACAGAAACCCCATGTCCATTAACTCGCGAACAGACACACCAAGAATCATTTTGTCGTAAACTAATCCTAATCCTTTACCGTCCAATCTTTGCGGTGTTGCTGTAACTCCTAATAGCTTAGAATCAGGAAAGTGATTATAAATCTTAATGTATGTTGAGCTTGTAGAGTGGTGGCATTCGTCTGTGATGATTAAGTCAGGAGATTTGACCTTATCTAATCTATTGACAACTGATTGAACAGAACACACTTGAACACTTTTAGAATGGTCAGGCATATAGCCAGCGCATACTATTCCATGATCACACCCCATTTGATTAAGTGATTTGTGGATTTGATCAATCAACTCTGCACGATGAGCCATAATCCATACGGTATTTCCTTTTTGCATTGCGTGTAATGCGATATAAGAGAAAGTAAATGTTTTACCTCCTCCTGTTGGTAATACATAAAGAGGGGCGCGATACGTCTTATATGAGTTGCGTATCGCTGTAACTCCTGATTGCTGGTAAGGTCTTAATTGCATTAAATAAGCTCTTTTATTTCTTTAAGTATTCTTTCAATTTCTGAGACTTTATTATAAAATTGCGTCTGCTTTGAATCTTCTGGATGGTCAAAGATTATCAATGTGTCTAAAAATCCTTTAGCAACTTGTTCATACAGTTTATCTATATCGCATAATTCATTATGAGTTTTTAAATAATAATAAAATAATGTATGGTCTTTGAAGTTTAAAAATTTCCATACTTTTGAATGATCATAATCTGAACATACCCAACAAAATAAAGACCTTGCTATCGCTTCAGATTTTTTTGCTCTTCCATCTGTTTTAATACAAGTTTTTATTTCATACATATTGCTAATTTTCCTATCTAATTCGCCTAATGTGTATTTAGTCATAATATTTCAATTTGATTGACTCTATTTATCATTTGTTGGATTCGATCTAGTTCGCGATTCCATTTTTTACTAGTCTTGTTTTTTCTGATTTTTTTATTTTTCATTTTATTTTTTCCTTAAAAGTTTAGTTTTCTTCTTAGTTTAATATTTAAGTCACCACCGCAATGCTTGCAACAGCCTCGATCTTCTGCACAGTCATCACAAAGATTATCAGTACAAGTATTCGCAAAGTGCATTTCTTTTCCGCAGACACACTCAACGGTTCTTATAGCACTTCCACCAATCCTGCTTTTTTCATAATAACATATAGGGCAAAGGCATTCCTCTAGTCGCTTTCTCTTTTCTGGATCATTCGCAAATTTGTCTGCTAGGTCTATTGTATATGCCACCATCCTTTTAGCCATTACGGTTGATCTTTCATAGACGCATCTATCGTGTTTTATGCTCATTTTATCCTTTTCTTTAAATTAAATGCGGACTGGTTCCTACGCCAGCCCGCCCCTTATTAACTTCTAACAATCCACTTTAAAGGAGCCTTTCTACTCCGTTATTGGTTCTTGTTAGTTAAATTGTTCTCTTTTCTTACCGTATTCGTCTTGTATTTCTAACTGATACATTTGGTCTTGCTCAGGAGATTTAACTAGCTCAAAATTATGACCATTTACAATTAAATGATCTACTATAGCTTTAGCTAGTGAAAGCATAGTTTCAGAGTGAAGATGATCTATTGTTACATCTCCAACATGAATAGAATAATCGTTCCATTCAGTGTCGTCTATCCAAGACTCACCCCCTGAAGTATATACTTCTGTTGTCATACGTTAATTCCTTTATCCGTAAATGATTCATAAATTTTTCTAGCCTTTTCAATATGCTTATCTTCTATCTCGTATTTACCATAACCAAAATCAATCCCTATATGGGCAACTGCTTTGACTATTTCTAGCATTTCAGGAGCGTTAAAGAACATTAGAGCGTTCTTTTCGCCATATATACAATCACATATTTGCTCTTTATTCTCATTTGCCATAAGGTCATAGCGATCATCTGTAGCAATATTATTGCACGTGAAACTGGCTTCTTCTAAAGACCATCCTTCTTTATTTTTTATGTTAGTCATTTTATTCCTTTATTGTTAGTTAAATTCTGCTTAATTGTAATATTAAGTCATATATGGTTTTAGCTCCATCTGTAAGAGCCTCTCCTGATTTTGCAAAGCAATGCCATTTTCGATCTTGATAGCCTATTCTTCCATCGAGAGTTAGTTGTCTCTCAAGTTCCTCACAGCCACTTTTTAGATTATTGTTCATCGCCAAATCTGTCCCATACTCTTCGGGTATCGGTAGTTCTATTGTATTCTTACTTTCTTTATCCATTTTTCCATTTTAGTTTTAATATCTCTAGCTTCTCTGGTAAATAGTCTTTTAGATCGAAACTCACACATAATAGCTACAGCCTCATCAAGTAAATCATGGCAATTCTGGTCTGATCGTTCTGATCGTTCTGGACACGCATCTAATATTCTTACGTATAGGTCGCATTCAGGTGTGCATTCATCATATTTCTCGACTTGAGAGATCATGTAATAGACTGTATTTCTTTGTCTATTTAGTGCTATGCAAAGTTCATCAATCTTATGGTCATACGAGTTGTATAGTATATAAGCTGTGATTTGTCTCACTGTTGATATGCGTTTGCCTCTTCTATCTGAGGCTAGATCGTCTTGGGTGAACCCAGTTATCTCTTCTACTGTATCAAATACTGCTTTCATTATAAGTCCTTTCTCAACTTCTCCAACTCTCTATACATCTCCTCACACAGTTTCTCTACTTCTGTGAGTCGTTGGTGTAGTTTCATAATTAAGTCTTTATTTATATTATTAGGATCATAAGCCATTTCCTCAAACTCCTGAGCCAAGTCGGGTTTATCAGTAGTCAAGGATTCCTTATTATCTGAGTTAAACCACCCCTTCGGCTTACGGGTGCGTATCGTCATCTCTGCCCATCGCGTTTCGGTCGGTTGCCATCTCTTGTCTACCCTGACCCAAAACTCAGCATCATCGGGTAAAGGTTCGCCCTCTTCAGTGACTCGGCATTGCTCTCCATCCTCACCCATCTGCAAGTGGGCAATGGTTAACTCGTCTGGGTTGCGTCCCTCTGGGATTGGGACTTCTATTTCTGTTTGGTGATAGTTTATACCTTGTCTCTCACAAAGCATTGTTTTATCTCTTGCATGAAACCATAATACTTTCCCTTCTACTGTAGGTATCGGTTTATAACCTGTCTCGATATACAGGTCTAGTGCTTCTTTGAAATCGTATGTTTTAGTTTTCATTATTCCTCCCAATAATCGTCTGGTGTCTCTAGCGGGTCTGGATTCCTAAATCTCATCAGCCCAGTTCTAGGTGAAATATATTCGTGATCAAAATCCTGGAACCAGTGTGGCATTTGTTCGATTTGGTCACGCAAGTCTTGTCTCATTTCTTCGTTCATTATTTAACCCGATCTAATTCGTTTAAATCAACGTCTGTCCATATTCCGTTGATGTTAATTTGAAGGATTAGCCATCCTTTTTCGGCTACTCTGAATCTTAATTTATCTTTCATATTGTTTGTTATGTTATTTAGTCCTAAAAACCACTGTTCCTGACTCGTCTTTGACCTCGAAAACGTCCCAGTCACAAGCATATGACTCATCGTTATGTATACCGAAATCAACGTCGCAAGGGTCCATTCCTTCTTCAAATTGGCGTTTTATATCCTCCGCCTGCTCAATCCATGCTTGGCATGGGTAATAAATGATTTGATACAAGCGATCATCTCCATCTTCATCAGTCCAGTTTATTGGGCAAATCCAATAATTCCCACTGTCATCCATGAAAGTATCATCATAGTTTATGTTGGCTACATTTTTGCCATCTATTACTAAGTTGTCGTTTTTTATTTCGATTTTCATTTTGATACCTTTTGTTTAAGTTGTTTTTGTTAGTATGATATTAATATATGATACTAATAATTAAAACGCAAGTAAAATGTTAATAAATTTATAAATTATTTAATTGGTATTCTTACACACCTACTTGTCACACCTGCAAATTTATATCCCGCAACACTTTCTGCGTTTTCTAATCTCAAAAATTGATCTTTCCATTTGTCGGAAAATTGCGTGTCTTTGTAAATTTTCTTCAATTCAACATGACTATTTGCGATATATACCCATTTGTCTTTTACTCGAATCCCATGCCTTGCAAGCGTTGCATCGGCTGAAGTAGTGCCATATTCTATCAATTCGCCTATGCTTAAATTGCGGGTTCCATCATCTGTTTCATGTCTGATTATAGACTCCATCAATACACTATAGGCTTGTTGCTCGTCTAAGTCTTTATCATCTTCTTTATACACTTCCCAATCATGGCTATTTACCCAAATCTGAGCACGTTCCAATGTCAACACATCATCCGAAATCAAACTGTAATACCCCGCGAGCAATGCGCCTATCTGATCGCCACCGCGCGAACCTAGAATCATTCTAGTAGCTTCGCTCAATATCTTTGCATTTTTTGCAATTATTGGAGCCATCTTAAACGATCTAGCCCTCAAGCCGTTAGCCATATCATCCATCGCAAAGGTTTCTTTATACATTTGCTCTAATTCCTCGAAGTCCTCAGATGCGGTAATAGATGTATTTTTCTTCAAGTGTAGTATGCTAATTCGCGAAAGATCCGCTTTATATCGCGCGCTTACTCCAATTGATGAAAAGTAAAACGAACTTCTAATGTCGAATGTAATACTTGAACCGCTTGCACTTCCTTTGATAATTTTGCCACCTTCAGGGCTGCTTGATTGACGCGCTAATTCCATAATATTCTGCATCCGTTTCATTCCCGCTTGGTCTTGTGATTCTGCCTCGTCTATCAATACTGGTCTTGCATCTGATTGTAAGGCTTGTCTAATCCCCGCTTCGGTCGTATTTCCCTGAACCATTAATGCAGTTTTTGAAATCATTCGATGAACTAAATTATCAGTTATCCATGTTTTACCTGACCCGCTTGAACCTGTTACCCATATATGAGATCTCCAAGGCATTACCCCACATATAGGAGCTACCGCAATAAATCCAGCAAGTAGGAAATTATCTAGGTAATTCGTAAAATTCAGTTTTTCGCATATATCCGCAAGTTTCCTTGATTCCTCAACCTTTAGAGGTTCGCAAGTTTCGTGCTCTAGCATTGATCTTGACTCGTATATATATTCACTATTTTTCAATGACAAATCACACTTTACACCATCAACTACTAGATAACCACCTGAATGATATACATTGCGTCCATTATCTAACCATGCACCGCGCCCCCTTATTCTCTCAGCTTCAAAGATTCCTTTTTGTTGGCATTTGCGAATCAGAAAATTAGATATTGCGGTTGTATTACCTTCAAATCTATCTTCCCAATAATCCCAAGACGCTAATTGTATGAAATTGTTCTTTGTGTGATTGGTCGCGCTCCAAACATGGATTTGTCTGTCATTTTTCGAGTAGTAGCAATAGTTTTTATCCGAGTCTTTGCCTAGAATTATGAACGGCTCTGATTCTTCTTTAGATGTTTCAGTATTCGTTTCAATCGTTTCTGCTCTAACTTCTTCGCTTGGCGCGGATTTAGTAGGAATCGGTCCAATAATTTCTGGTTCTTCAATTGGTTCTCTCTCCTTACGAGTTTTAATAAATTCCTTAATTTCTTTTTCAGTCCAGTTTTCATTCTGGATATAATCCGCAATGTCGTATCCTTTGGGTTTGCTCGCATCTGGAAAAACAATCTCTGCATTAGGTAATTTCTTTTTTATATTGTTAGCGCATTTAATCCCTGTTTCGTCATTGTCAGGCATAATAAATACCTTATGACGCAACAACGGTTCAAAGTTTACATAGTCAATAGCATTCGTTCCACCCGCCCAACAGGTTACAATAATACTTAGTTTCGCCTGTGCTATCTCTGCGCACTTTTCGCCTTCAACTATTAATATAGGCGTGTTGTCTTTCGCAGATGTGATTTTATCAAGATTCAATAGCGGTCTTGGCTTTGCAAATCCTTTCCATTTCCACGCGCACAATCCTGTTTTCTTGTTCTTGCAATATGTAATCGGTATTGTGTCTTTGCCTTCTGCGTGTTCATATCGGGCAACATATCCAACAGTTCGCCCCTGCTCGTCTTTATAATGAGTTTTTAATGTAGGTTTACCCCATGCCTTATGATCAAAATACGGAGCGTCTACAGTATCAGCAAACGGCAACGGTTCCCAATCTGAAGAGTCTGAGGAATTGAAACCGCCTGTCATAACTTCCGCAACCTTATCAAGACCACCAGCATTTAAACGAGTGCTTAATTTCTTTGCGGAATCACCTTGCGAGCATCCCCATATGTAAGCCATTAATGCTATCGGGTCGCCTCCTTTGTCACCATTCGCAAAGTCAATCCAGTTTCCTTTATCTAATGATATTTGAAAGCTTCCCAAACTCCCATCTGCCCTAGTCGGATTTAACGCAACAAAATTTCTACCGTTGCGCTTACCTGTTAAATACTCACAGCAAAGTGACTCTAGATTTGCTAGAGCCACTTGATTTATTTTATCGAAATCAATCATTGGTTAATTGTTCTAATATAGTTTTTATCTCGTATTTTATGACTTCGAAATCAATTTCAACATCATTTGATGCTTTAATCAAATGAGGTTCAACCATTGCTACTACGTATTTTTCTTTTTCAGATAGTTGCATTGACTGCATCCTCCTTTGATCTTGCGATAAACGCACACCCACCTTGAGCATTAACCGCGTCTATCCAATTCTGTTGATCTTTACTTACTCGCCCTTTTGGTTTCTTTACTTCTACACTCAAAAACTGAGCAATCTTTTTGCCTACCATATCGGGTGTAATCTCTATTGTTTTCCAGCCGATTAGATCGCTTGACCCTTTGTGTAATCCAAAGTTTAGCCAGCGTCCATCTGCTAATTTCGCACCTCCTACATTATTTCGGAATAATCGACTATTGCCCTGACTTAGTGCTAATATTATCTGATTCTGTATTTCTTGTTCGGATGTCTCTGGCATGGTTTTCTATGAGTTGGTTTATAGTTTCTGATTCTGATTGTCCTAAAATAAAACTAACAGTTTTCAATTTTTGTTGATTAATTTTTGATACTGTAAACGTTTTCGGTGTCCTTACAGTATCCCTATCCATAAAACAAGGTCTAGACATTATACACCCTCCCATTCTTCTTCGGGTTCTTCTGATTGCTTTGCAGTGTTTAATTTCTCAAGCAAATCGGGATAATCTTTTTCTAAATATGCGACTGCTTTCTCATCCGCTTCTTTTTCTCCTGACAAAACAGATTCAACGAACTTTTCAGCTTTAATTCTTTTTGCGTCTACTTGAGGTTCTAGTTTTTCAACCTCAATAATCTTTCGCTTCATTTTGCTTTCTTGTAAGGCAATTCTTAATTTAGAGTCAATATCTGACATTGCATTAATTCTAATTCCTCCTACATTCTCGCCAGCCCATTTGACACTAGCATCCCTATAGAGTGATAACGATCGCCCTATGAATTTTGATTCATCTACACCCCAAGCATGAGCGATCAATTTTCTCATGCTTAGACATGGCTTATATGGTTTGCCGTTATCCCCTTCGTAGTGTATCGCAACTGGCTGGTCTTGACTATCTTTACAATCAACCTTTGTAATAGTGATGATTAGCGCATCTTTCCCGATGAAATCATCTGCGTTTAGTTGATCGCTTTTAGTTTTTATGGTTTCTGCAAATTTCATAGTGATTGTATTTTTTGTGTTAATAGTGATCCGTTTTTTATAGCGTTATTGTGTTCTAATATTACTGAATTAATTAGTAATTCAAATTTAAGAAGATTTTCCTCTATTTTTTCGATAGTATCCTCACAACGATGAACCCTAATTATAGATAGTGCCAAACCTTCGCTATAACTCACAAAGTCACACCATTTCCTACCGCTTGCCAACATACCCCCTTGCATCTGTAACATATATTTACCGTCAATATTCTTATTAATTAGCGTATTCAGATGAACGGCAGGAGATGGGCATTTGATTTCAATTAATCCATCTTCACCAACTACTCCATCAGGGGAATACCCGAATAAGAAATCTTGATTATATTCGTAAAATCCAATTTCTTTGACTTTTTTA